GCTCTTCAATATCATGAAGTTAAAATTAATATTGAATTCGAAAATAAGGATCAGCTCGTAGATACTTCTGGTAATTATTCTGATAAAGCTTTTGCTTTACTAACAAAGACAGGTACCAGCGTCGGTGTTCCTAAATTAAACAGCGAACTCGGAGGAGGTGGAAGCACTAATTTAACTTTAAGTGATGTTTCATTATGGGTTGATTATATATTCCTTGACACTGACGAACGCCGTCGTTTCGCTCAATTATCCCATGAATATTTAATAGAACAATTACAATTCACTGGAAGTGATAGCATCACTGGAAGCAGCACTACAATGAAAAGTGTTCGAATGAATTTCAATCACCCTTGCAAGGAGCTCGTGTGGTTCGTTAAACCAGATAAACTAGCAGGCTCTGGTTCTGCCAATTTATATTGGAATAATTTCAGTGATCGCAATGTAGATAATAATGTTTATTTCGGTGGCAATCCCATCACTCGTGCCAAAGTTCAATTAAATGGAAATGATCGTTTCGCTGAACGCGATGGTTCTTATTTCTCTCTCGTGCAACCATATCAACATCACGAAAATACTCCTGATGTTTTCCATGAAGGTATTAATGTTTATTCATTTGCTATTAAACCAGAAGAACATCAACCTTCAGGAACTTTAAATATGTCTCGTATAGATACTGCTATATTATCTGTATCATCATCTGTTGCTGGCAATATTTATATATACACTGTTAACTATAATGTTCTTCGCATACTTTCTGGCATGGGTGGTCTAGCCTATTCCAATTAAAAAAATAAAAATTATATAAATTTACAACAATTTGTTTTATTACTTTCGATATTTTCTTTTATTTTCTTTTTATTAACATTAATTTTTAATAATTCAATTTCTCTTATGGTTGCTAATTTCTGTAGTTTAATATCATAATCTACTTTTATTTTATTAAATCGTAAAATATCTACATTACGAATATTTTCAAATACACTAATATCTTTAATTTCTTTATTATAATTTTCAATAGTTTCCTGTAATTTTTCATATACTTCTTCGGTTAAATTATTAGATATCTTATAATATTTAATTAATTCTTTTTGTTTATCATATAAATTTTTATAATTAAATAAAGTATCGTGAATACTCTTGAGTTTATCCATATTTTCCTTGAAATTTTTAAATTTAACTATTGAACTCAATATTGTCAATAATGTACTTAAAGACAATGAAACAACACTAAAGATAAGTGCTAATGTTTCTTGTGCAATAAATGTTGATAATTTGGAATCGACATATTGTGTATCATAATTAATCAATGTTAGTTTAATAGCTTCTATAAATGTAATCATCGTAGATATAACTAAAATTAACAATGTAATACGATTATATCTATAATAAATTAAATCATATTTAGATGAAACAATATATAAATTATTGATTATTTTCTTCTTATTATTTTTAATGATTTCTAAAAGTTCATCTGTTCTTTTATTTAAAGATATTATTGTTGCATCTTCGTTTACATTAACTAAATCAGCTATAATAGTAGTATTTTTATTATCATTTCCATTGCTACCATTTTCACTTTCTGAATTTGGAATTATAAAATCATTATTATTATAACCGATCTTGGGGGTTTTTTCTTCATTCGAATTAGTTGTTATAATATGCCCATGCTCATCATCGTCTTCATAACCATTTAGCATTGAACTATCCTTATCTATATAATGAATATTTTTTTGTTGCATATTGATTGTAGGATATGGCGGTATATATATAACGACATTATTATTTTCCATAATTATATCTTATAATTAATAATAATATTATAACAGATAAAATAACGATCGTTAAATCTCTAATATCAAAACATCTTTTTATTCTTAATTTTTTATTATAAATAATATTGGCGAGTTTTATGGAATTACTAATTGCCGATTCCGCGGATGTGAAAGAATTTTTATGTTTTCCGTTATGAGTTCCAACATTATAAATATTTTTATAATATTTACTGGTACTATCGAGATAATCTATATTAGGCACTTTTATATATGCTTCTTCATTCGAAACCCATCTTTTTAATTTTCGATCATAATAATTATTAATGAAAAATAATGTCGGCTTTGGAATATTTTTATAAATTGTTCTCAATTGTTCATAAACATTATTAATTAATTCATTTGGATTATCGCATTCATTCGCAGTTTTATTAGAATAACTACTTTTTATATTGGAATAAATAATAGCACAACTGATCACTGTTTTGGATTTAATTTCTTTAAAAGTCATAGATTTCGATAAATTCATAGTTGCTAATCCCCATTCTGTATATTTATTAAATTTTTCAATATCATCAATTAAATCTAAATGATAATCCCAATGAAATGTCATTGATATATATTCATCATATTCTGTTTTTTCAGCCATTTCTTTTAAATCATCCAAATTTCCAAATGCATTTTTAATATTTTTATTATCATTATTATGTAAAACTTTAACAAGACTTGATGGCGGAATAGCAAAAACAAATCTATCTCCCTTAATTTCCGTCTTATCATTTAAAATAATTTTCTCTATTTCCCTTTTATCTTTCTTCTCTATAATCTTATCAACACCATTATTTAATATAAATTGAATTTTATTTTTCGTTAAATAATATTTCCAGTATTTAAATAAACCTTCGTCATTTGGTATCTTTGGCGTATATATAGAATATAACATTGTTTGTATCGATGAACTGATAAATTGATTTAATGAGATGCGATCACTACCGCCGCCATCTAATGTTCTGCAAAATAAATCAATAAAATCTTTTGTTTTTTGTGAAAAATTATTATTATCAGCGTAAGTTTTCATACTTGTATCCATGCCATGTTTATTGGCAAAAATAACAAAAATAAAATCTCTGATAATATATAAAATTTCAGTAAAACTAAAAACGTTGTCCGTAAAAATTATTCGATTAGAAAGATCAAAAAGTGAATAATTTTTATTGAACAAATCATAAAAATTAATATTCATTGATTTCAATAGACTGATAAAATTAACATAATTATTGCTATAACTTCGCGGACCGTGTTCACAAAAATAATATTCATTTTTATATTTTTGTCTATTCACTTTATGACAACCGCCAATAGTTTTATCTTTATCAATAATAATAATCTTTTGTTTAGGATTTATGGATAAGGCATAATTTGCCAATGCCAAACCAGAAACACCTGCACCTACAATAACTAGATTATAATTAGTAGCCATTATAAATTAATTATATTTTTTTTTAACATTTATCTTAACTTTATTTTTATTTTTAACGAAAACACTGGGATCATATGGTTCTTCGTCATCTTCGTCTTCATAAAATAAAGTATTGCTTTTTCTTTCTTTTTCTAAAGCACACAAATTCCATAATTCTGGTGTACATAATTTAAAATCTACTTCTTTTGCTTTATACCATTTCACTTGATCTTCGAGTTTATTACTTTGGACTTTGTTATCAATTACTAAACATTCATAATTATCGGTACAATTATCCATAACTGTACAAAAAGTAGAGAAATCATTGAAAATTCCTGCATAATGATTATAAATTTTTTCACGTTCTTTAATGAGATTATTCTTAAATATAAAAACATAATCAATATTAGCACGTAAGATTGGTGGTAAACCTAAACAATATTGCATAGTAATTAGGAAAAAGATTTTATAATGTCTACCATTCATAAAAATACTTCGAATATTTTTATCAGTTGGCCACGTTTTATCATAAAGACAATCATCGAGAATTAAAAAAGCTCTACTGTCAATATCAGAACTACCATATTTTTTTAATTGATCACTTTTTTGTTTATTAATATTAATTTGTCTTTCCAAAAACTTTTTAATAATCGTTGGTTCATATTCGTCATATATAAGCATATTTGGAATAAATTTTTCGAAATAATTATTTGCAGTTTCCGTTGGACTTACCACAATTCCAACAGGTAATTCTTTATGATAACTCAATATATCTTTCATACAATATGATTTACCTGTATTTCGTTTACCAATGAAAACAACAACCGAATCGCTTTTTATTGTAGAAGGGTCGAATTTTTTTAACTCTAATTTCATTTATAATTATAGTAATAATATTAATTATTTATATATATGATGCGTATAATTATTATTATTTAATCATTTATTAATAATTAGAATAAATGCAATATTATTTAATATCATTCATAATTGCAATTATTATTTTTGCCATAATACAATATTTAGAATATAATAAATATAATAATGATGAATATAATATATATAATGAACCTTATACTATTTATACCATTAATAATTGTCTATTATTCATAATAATATATGTCGTAATAACAATCATCGCTTATTATTTATATTCTGCAAATATTGATTTTTCATTTTTATCGCAAAAATCCACAAAACCCGTTGAAACGACTGCAACAACAACTACTGGTGGAAATGATAAAATCGATCCAAAGATATTATCTAAAATAACTGATAATTTTAATGTAGGTTTCGAACCTTATGCCAGTGGAAATGAAATTGAAAGTGATTTATCATCCATTAGTTCCAAAGATTAAAAAATGATATATAAATGTATTTTATTTATACTTACGAGTTGTCTAATGTCCTATAAGAAAGGATCATTGTCTTCCATAAATGGGAAAAAATACGAATTACAAGTGTATAATGTAGTAAAAAAATGTTATATAAATGATAAATTATTTAATACACAAAAAGAAAAAGATTTGGGGAATTGTAATTCTAAAAATGATATTGAATGTAATTATTTAACAACTTATGATATACCAATTGAAATTAAGAAAACAAATACCCCCGATTGGATGCAATGTTCATTAAAATATGATGAAGAAAGCAAAAGATGGTTTGGTAGTTCTAAAAACAAAATACCAAATAATTCGAAACGAATATTTGAAAATCTAATATTAAATACAAAACTATTTAATGATAATATTCCCTCATTTATGTTAAATAAAATTACATATGAAGAATGGATTAAAATTAAGAAAGAAACGAATGATTATAATGACATATATATCAATTGTCCTCCCGATACTATTAAACGATTATATGCAGAAAAAGGATGTTATTATATACAAATATCAGAAAAAGGATTATATCATCTAGGAAATGATATATGTAATTTTAATGTACCTGAATTTGTATGTAATCAACAATTGAGAATACGAATAAAAATTCATACAAGAAAAAATAACAATGGTTATTGTAGTTTATCTGTCATAATAGCATGTCAACCGCAAAAAATAAAAGATTTACAACCAAGTCGATTTTCATTAGACGATAAAGATAAATTGCCATTAGTTATTTATTATGACGATTTCGGACGATGATTTATCTTTATTCATACCATAACTCCAATTAACATTTAAAATTAAATAATTTTTATACAATTCTCTTATATAATCGCAATCATTGTAAGTTAAAATCCAATTTTTTTTGGTTTTTAATATTTTATTTAACAATTCGTGATTAAAATTTTCATGCATATCACCATTCTTTCCATATAAATTAGATTTCTTATTTAAATAATAAGGAGGATCTAGAAACATTAAAGAAGTATCTGTTGTATATAATTGAATGAATTCATAGAAATCAAGATTATAAATATCTATTAATGAAAAATCTAATTTTTCTATTTTATTTATTGAAGAAATAGTAAATCTTTTTTTACTAGCTTCCTGTGAAAATCCACCCGATAATGTAGCCCCGCTAAAAGAACATCTATTTATAATAAAATATAAAATAGATTGTTGCAATATATCATTATTTAAATGTAAAATGGTTTTCCTGTAATTATTAAAATCATCTTTCGTAATATCCATTTGTTTTTTCAATTCTTCGCATAATTTATTTTTATCCATTTTAATTTGTTTCCAAAAATTATATAAAGGAATGAATTTATCATTGACGCATAATTTATAATTATATTTATTTTGCATATAAAATTCGAATGAACCGCCGCCCATAAAAGGAGAAATGAATGTATCGAATGATTGTAGATCGAAATATTGCGTTAGAATTGTTTCTAAAATCTTGCAAGCTCTAGTTTTACCACCTGGATAGCGAAGAGGTGAAGTATTATTCATTAAATATATAATTGATAAATAAATATTCAATCATTTTTTAATAAATAACGCGAATATTATGTTGTATCATATCATTGACATAATCATATGTATGATATAAAATTTCATCTCTATAGGATTTACCACTTATATCTTCCATTATTTTTTTTTTAATATCATATTCAGGATAATAAATTTTTATTACAATAAAAACTATTAAAAGATAAATGAAATAGAGGATGAACGTAAAAAATATATCGACTATATAAATATTAAAATTAGAATTGGTATAAAATGAAATAATTGGAATAATTTTAAGTACAATTAATATAATAAAATATTTTAGAATATTTGAAAGATTAATCTTTTTATTATAAAATAATAATGAAATAATAAAAAGATTTTGTAAAAATGTGATTAATAATGCAAACAACGGACTATTATATGTATAAATACCTGTTTGGTATAAAATATACCATAAAAAAACGATAATGGAAAACGTTAAATCATTCACAATAATAAGATTAATATCTTCGTGATTTATTTTTTTTCCTCGAAACGTTATTTCCAGCATTTGTATCTATTATATATAAGGATTTATTATTAAATAATATTGATATTTGATTATAAATGATCATTGATGATTATCTTAAATATCAAGATGATTATCGAAATAAATACGGAGATAATACCATTATTTTGATGCAGGTAGGTTCTTTCTTCGAATTGTATTCGATTGTGGACAATTGTCCATTTTTATATAAAATAGGGGATATATGTAATATACAAATATCTCGAAAAAATAAAACTATTAAAGAAGTTTCTAAAAATAATCCATTGATGGCGGGATTTCCTTTATATGTATTAAATAAATTTATCCAAATATTATTACAATATAATTATACGATTGTTTTAATAGAACAAACAACCGCACCACCAAATCCTGAAAGAAAAATAACAGAAATCATAAGTCCTTCCACGAATATTAATATTACAAGTAAAAAAAGTAATTATATAATGGTATTCTATTTCGAAATTATTAATGGTCTAATAATAGTTGGCGTCAGTGGTGTTGATTTAACGACTGGACGATCATTTATATATGAAAATGGAGCATCGAAAACAGACCCACAATATACATTAGATGAATGTTATCGATTAATAACAACATATAATCCATCTGAGATTTTATTATTATCAGATGAAATTACCGATGAATATAAAAATTTAATATTAAATGTTATAAATACGGATTGTTTAATACATAAAAAATGGGATAAATATGAATTGGCTACATATATAAAGAAGATTGAATACCAGAATAAAATCTTAGAAAAATCATTTGAAAATAAAACAATGCTATCAATAATTGAATTTCTAAATCTTGAAAAAATAATGATGGGTAGATTAAGTTTTTGTTGTCTTTTACAGTTTGCATATGAACACAATGCAGATATAATTAAAGAACTTAATCTACCTGAAATAATTGAAAATTCTAAAATATTAACTATAGAATATAACAGTGCTCTGCAGTTAAATATAATAAGTAATAATAATAATGAAAGACCATTATTAACTCTATTGAATAATTGTGCCACCGCATTTGGTTCACGTGGATTTAAGGAACGTCTATTAAATCCTATTAATAATAAATATGAATTGATAGAACGTTATAATAAAATAGAAGAATTATTAAAAGATAATATTTATAAACAAATAATTAAAAATCTTAAAAATATTATTGATTTAGAAAGAATAAAACGAAAAATTTTATTAAAAAAAGTTCAGCCAAGTGAATGGAGTTCTATTATTAATTCATTGGAATTTGCTATTGAAGCATTCGTAATTATTGGTGATACTGAAACGATTACAATGATAACATCTATATTAGAACAATTACAAATATTAGATATCAATGAATGTTCTAAATATAATCTCCAAGATATTAAAACTAATATTTTCATTAAAGGTTATGTAAAAGAAGCAGATGAATTAAATGACCTTTATATAAATAAAATCGAATATTTAAATTCCATAATAACTAAAATAAGTGGTATTGATGATAGTATTTGTAAATTAGAATTTAATGATCGCGAAGGTTATTATATATCAATTACAAAAAAAAGATATGAAAATGCATTGAAAAAAGATAAGAATTATATGAATTCTTTCGAGAAAAAAATTACAACAACAAATGCGAATTATAAATTAACCTCGAAAGAAATAATTGAAGCATCGAGAATTATTGAAAATATACAAAATGAAATACAAACAATCATTATTAAAGAATATTTAAAATTCTTAGAAACTTTTTTTAATAAAACGAATAAAAATTATTTCGATATTATTATTAAAAACTTAACAGAACTTGATATAAATACATGTAATGCAAAGAATGCATTCGATTTTCATTATCATAAACCAACCATTGATTTAACATCCAATGATGCTTTTATTGAAGCCGAAGATTTGCGACATCCAATCATAGAAAAAGTAATAACAGATATTGAATATATCGGCAATGATTGTTCTTTATCGCAGAATGGTATTTTATTATATGGAATAAATGCATCAGGAAAAAGTTCATTTATGAAAGCAATCGGTCTATCTATTATTATGGCACAAGCGGGTATGTATGTACCAGCTACTAAATTCAATTTTCACCCTTATAATCATATTATGACAAGAATATGTGGCAATGATAATATTTATAAAGGAATGAGTAGTTTTGTTGTCGAAATGACAGAATTGCGAAATATTTTACAAAGGGCTGATAGTAATAGTTTAATCATAGGAGATGAAATATGTTGTGGTACAGAAGCGATATCAGGGGTTTGTATTGTTTCTTCTGCGATCAATGAATTATTAAATAAAAATGCATCGTTTATATTTACAAGTCATTTACATGAATTAACAAATTTATCGATAATAAAAGATAAAATTGATTTGCAAAAATTAAGAATTTATCATATGCATATTGATATTAAGGATAATAAGATCATATATGAACGAAAATTAAAATCAGGTCAAGGATCTAATATTTATGGAATTGATGTTTGTAAGTCATTGGATATGCCATTGAGTTTTATGAATAATGCAGAAATGATTAGAAAAGAAATTCAATGTTTAACAACGACAATTATATCAACAAAAAGTTCTAATTATAAAACAAATATTTTTATGGATATTTGTGAAGTTTGCAAGAAAAATAAAGCAATTGAAACACATCATATTAATTATCAGATAAATGCAGATAAAAATGGAAACTTCTCTAATTTTAATAAAAATGATAATCACAATTTAGTTTGCATATGCGAAGATTGTCATTTAAAAGAACACCAAGGAACAATCGGGATTATTGGATATAAACAAACGAGCAGTGGTAAAATTTTAGAAATAGATAAAACCCCAAGAATTTTTAAATTAATAAAACGAGGAAAAAATGGATGGTTTTATAAGAAAAAAATAAGTGATAAATATCAACCAATTACAGAAGAAGAATTAATTAAATTCTATAATAAACAAACAAAGAATTCTATTAAAGAAATTACAAATGATATGGAAAAACTATTCTATGATGATTTATTTTAATTTTAGTT